TTATGGTGCTGCATCATGGCAAAATTTAATTTATAGTATGACACTAAATCCTCATGTGCCATACTTATCCGAAAAAACTCTGCAGCCCCTCTATTGTAACATCACTCTCAACTTTTGTATTTGGATTTAAAACCTTAAGTTTATGAGATAGTTTAGGCATAGTCACAAAAAAGTTTTCAACTAACTTAAACTGACTAGAATTAAGTGACTCTACAAAATCAGATAATTCTTTTTTAGTACATTCCTCAGATGCCCAAGATTCCTCATCAGAGTAAACTTGATCAATACAAGATGCAATTAAATCAAATGTATCATCTACACCCATATCTTCAACTGCATTAAAATTATTTTTGATAAATTCATTTAGAGAAGGGTATTTCATTCTCAAAGTATAAGTATCATCCAGTTTTATATCCTTTGTGTGTTTTTCATCTCTAGAAATTTTAATACTATCAATATTAATTGACATTGGAACTTGTGTTTTTCCATCATCTGGACAAGTAACCATCACTTCAATATCCTCTCCTACTGATTTACCACGAACATTTAAAAATAAATATTCAATATCGAAAGTAGATAATTTTTCTACTTTAATACCTCTCGTGAGTATACACTTTGAAAGAACATCTTTCACTGCTCTTACAATTTGTTTGGTATCCTGAGATTCCATTGCAAGAATTAATATTTTTTCTTCTTTCACTAAGAATGGTCTATATTTTACCTTTCTATTTGAGGAAGGAAGAGTCAACTCATACGTTGGAGTTGAAATGGTTGGTAAAGGCATAATATTCTAAGCACTTCAATGTCATTATTTATAGGGGTTTTCAGAGGTTAAAAACCTACTCCATCCCCATACCTGGTATCTGCAGTTCCCGTCCTTGTTTCACCGTTAACAAAAGTAGTTCTTGTATTAGCATTAAGAAGAGATAGTCCAGTTTGTATATCATTTAAAGTTTTTGCTGAATTATAATCAATATTACCATTTCCTGTTCTTCCCCTTTTATTATTTAAATCAATACCTAATGCTCTTGCAAGAGAGTTTGATTCACCGCAAAGATATCTATCGTAACTAAATGATGCTGTTGCTTTTAAAACTTGTGAATTATTATATGATACTCTGGTAGAATTAAGTGATAATGGAAATAAACCTATAAATCTATACTCTAAAAATTGAAAATGATTTGCTTCAAACTTTACTATTCTTGTATCGTTTGATTTATATTCTTCAGGATATCTCAACTTAAAATGATAAGCATCGCCAGATGGATCAGAATTAGATGAACCTGTTATAAACTCCATCCAGTGCTCTATAAATCTAAGTGATTTATACTCATTATCTACAATAAATTCAAAATTTACTTGTGTAAAATTACGAGTATGTGCGAACCTTTCTATAACTCCTTGATAATCACCAGTTGTATTCAATGATGCCATTGCACTGCCTGGTAAAACAGCATCACTACATAATAATCCTACATTATCAGATATAAAACGATCATTTATTCCTTTTTGTCTTAAAAATCTTCGACAACCTCCCCTTGGTAAAACAAATTTCACTAAAAACTTCGATGTCTGAGCTACATTCTGTAACTTAGGCATTATATCCGATATTCCTCTTGGTCTTGGTGCTGGCACTCTAAATACTTCTATAGTATAGTTATTTAGATGGCTTATAGGGGAAAATACTATCCATCCTTTCCTAGAAAGTACAAAGGTGATCCGACAAATATAATCTATAGGTCACTTTGGGAAAGAAAGTTTATGGTGTATTGTGATAAAAATGCAAAGATATTAGAGTGGGGAAGTGAAGAGATAGCATTACCATATATTTCTCCACACGATAGTCGTGTTCACCGTTATTTTCCAGACTTTTATATTAAGGTGCAAGAGAACACTGGTAAAATAAAAAGATATCTTATCGAAGTCAAACCACTGAAGCAAACAACAAAACCAAAGAAACCAAAAAGACAAACAAAAGGTTACATTCGTGAAGCATTTGAATACGCAAGAAACCAAGCAAAATGGAAAGCAGCAAGAGAATATTGTGCTGATAGAATGTGGGAATTTAAAGTAATTACAGAAAAAGAGTTAGATATATGAGTAGAATAGATCCTATAATGAAAAATCTTATCGGTACAGAAAGTCCCGATGATTTAGCAACAGAAATACTAGGAGTTTTAACTGAAGGGAGTAATGTTCCTGAAGCAGGTAATTTTTACGTATTCGTTTATCGTGCAAAAACACCTGGTATTGCATATGACTCACATCCACTTGTTGCTGTAACTGATGTTTTTCAATGGGGATTCAAAGGATTAAACTATCATTGGGGAGAAATGAGACAATATACCTTTCCAGAAGTGGTTGGTGGTCTGTATAAAGTAGATGAAATGGAGTTAAGAGATCTAAGAACTCTACCTTTTGTCAAAATCATACTAAATACTTAAAAAAGATAATATAAATGGCTTTAGGTACTTGGAAAGAAGATCCAAAAGAAAACGCATTATTACAAGAAACATACGCAGAGTTGGGTGGTAATAATGAGAGTCTTTCAACTAGCCAAAAAATGGTCGTTGCTGAGAAGGCACATAAAATTGCAGGTAAAACAAGAGTCGCAAATGAGCAAGTAAAAGGAGCATCTTACGATTCATCAAAATATTTGTCATACCCTATTGCAAGAACTAATTCAGAGAAAACAGGTGATACTTTAAGAATAAAATGTTTAGAGTATATTCCCCCTGAATCTGGTGCGGGTATGGGTATAACAGTTGATAATGCATTTTATAAAACAGAGGGTGGTGAAACAAAATTCCTTGATAAGCAAACAAGGGACAAATATTTTAAAGGCACCCAAATTGAAATAAGGGCAAATCTTGAAGATGCAAATTCAAGAATAAGCAGAAAACAGAAAACGAAATATTACATTGAGTTACCAATGCCTCAAGAAGTAAATGATTCAAACTCAGTTACTTGGGGTGAAGATAAAATGAATGCTTTAGAACTAGCAGCACTTTCAGTTGCATCAAACGCTATGAAAGGAGGAGTTGGAGAAGGAGCTATTCAAACTGCACAAGTTGCAGTGGAGGCATTAAATACTGGTATAAAAATACCAGGATTAGGTGATACAACTCAAGATGCAATAAGAGCAGCTATATCTGGTGCAGCGTTAGGTCAACTTGGTGGAAAAGTATCAGCACAAAGTGTTATTGCTCGTTCAACAGGACAAATATTAAATAACAATCTAGAATTATTATTTGCAGGAGTTAACTTAAGATCCTTTCCATATAGTATTACATTTTCACCTCGTAGTCCTAGAGAGGGAAGAGTTGTAAAATCAATAATTCGTTCATTAAAACAATCAATGGCTCCAAAGGCAGGTGAATTTAATGAAACATCACAAGGCATCTTTCTAAAATCTCCAGATGTATTTCAACTTGACTACCTTAGAGATGGTCGAAATCATCCATTCTTAAATGATTTTAAATTATGTGCACTAACAGGTATGACAGTTAACTATACAAACTCAGGGACATACGCATCATATGAAGATGGCACACCTGTTAATATAAGAATGAATCTAACTTTTAAAGAACTCAATCCAATTTATGCAGAAGATTATCTACCAGGTAATGGTTCAGGTGAGGGAGTAGGATTCTAATGGGATATTTTAGAGAATTACCAGATTTAGCATATCAATCACCTCTATCACATAAAAATTCATCAAGAGATTATATTTTCATAAAAAATATTTTCAGAAGAACAAAACTTGCAGATTATTTAAAAGATGCAGCAACTATATTTCAAAAATTCGTTATTGGTGATGGAGATCGTCCTGATACAGTTGCTGCAAAATTATATGGAGACTCAAGGCTCGATTATGTTGTAGTATTAATGGCAGGTATTACAAATATAAATCACCAATGGCCACTTCAAGACTATCAGGTATATGACTATGCCCTATCAAAGTATGGCACTGAGGAAGAAATGAATAAAATAAAATATTATCTAACATTTGAAATAAGGGATGAACAGGATAGACAAATATTACCACCAGATTTAATAGTAGATGCAGATTTCAAAATTGACGGAACTGCTCACAAATTTCCATCTTCCACAAGATATACAATCAGAACAGAAGCAGGTTATCGTCAAATGGATGATAAAGACGAATTCACAGTAGCAACGGATAATATTGCTCGTGCTGTAACTAATTTAGAGTATGAATATTCACAGAATGAAGAGAAAAGGGAGATTGATATTTTAAATATTGGTTATTTACAAACTTTCTTAAATGATTTAAGGGATATAATGAGATATGATCAGAGTTCAAATTATATAAGTCCTAACTTAGCAGCAACAGAAAATACTGAAGTAGTTAATCCATAAAAAAAAGGGGGTCGTTTGACCCCCGTATAATTATTCTTCTGCGAGTTTTGCAAAGTACGATAGTGCATCGTCCTCCTCTTCTGCTACTGCAGGAGTTGGTTTTGAAACAGCAGCAGTTACTAACTCCTCTGCTTCTCCACGATCAGTATCTTCCTCTTCAAACTGTGGTGCAGCTGACTTCTTGTTTCCAAGAACATAATCTAGACGAGTCTTTAACTCATCATAAGTCTTGAACTGGTCTGGTGCAACAATCTCAGCAAGTGAGAATTGTTTTTTCCAGAGTGCTTCCATTGCATCGTCATCATCAAGTAAAGGACTTGGTGCAGCAAATTCAGAACTATCATAGTTTCTGTATCCTGCTACGTTCTTTGCCTTCAACTTAAAGTTAGCACCTTGCCAGAAATCAAATGGATCAATCGCTTCCTCATCTTCAAACTCAGGTTGCATCGCTGCTGTAAGTTTGTCAAAGATTTTCTTTCCATACTTGTATAGAAATACTTTACCTTCGTTCTCAGGATTTGCCTGATCTTTTACAACATATATGTTGCTGACGTAAGTTAACTTACGCTTTTGCTTTCTTGCTGTTTCTTTTCCAGCATCAGTGCCATTATTCCAGAGTAATGAATTATACTCGGAAACTGGGTCTTTCTGTCCAAGTGTAGTGAGTGAGTTCTCAATGAACCATCCACCAGGACCTTGGAATGCGTGAGAATATAGTTTTACAAATGGTAAATCTTCACCTTCGGGTGCAGGTAGAAATCTGATAACAGCATAACCGTTACCTCCTTTGTCTACATCTAACTTCCAGATACGGTCATCAGCGTTACCGCCCGTGTTGTTCATCTTCTCGACTTCTTTTACTA